AGCTCGCAAGAATGCTCAAAAAACACTCCCTCGCGGTCCACACTCCGAATAAAGGGAGAAAAGATAAAGTGCAGCATATGCTCGAACACCAGGGAGAGTTCGAGAGATGAGAAATATTCTTCAGAGAAGGAATGTCGGATGAACTCGAGAACCAACTCCTCGGGTTTCCGAACCTCAAAGAAGATGACCTCGTGGATGCAATGAACTACTCTCTCGAGGACAACCGAGTGTGATGATTCTCGCAAAGTGTCACTTCTAAGTCTTAACCTCTAACCAAAATAATATGTCAAAGAAAAAACTCAACGTCCTGCAGATGCTCGAGAGAGACGTAAAGCAATATGGAGTCGAACATATGTGTCGCATGACATGATTAAATAGAGGCTTCATCACCAAGAAGAGAAAAGGAGTTCTGAAATACAAGAGCATAGATGCTCTCTATGATTATTACAGGCTCGAGAGAGACGAGTTCTATATGGAGAACCTACGAAAATCAAAACTCAGGAATAGCGAAAGTATTCTCGGAGATTTTTTCTTCATGAAGCGAGTCCAGAAGAAACTCAAGCTGCAAGAAGTCGCAAAAATGGTAAAAGGGACCACGAGACAGCTCAAGAGAATAGAAAGCGGTGAATCTCTTCCAGGATGCAACTCGTATTATATCCAGAAGCTCCTCGAGATATATGACGTCACGCAAGAGGAGAGAGAGAAAGTGATGTGGTTTATTGTGATTATGAAGGATATGATAGAAGTGACAAGCGAAAATAAAAATGTCCTACAAAAGCCAGGGAGTGCTCATAGAATACGAGGTAATAATTCGAATAATAACTCATGACCAAGAAATCAACACAACCAAGCGGAAGCTTCCAAAAAGTCAAAGTCTCCGAATCAAGCAACCCTTTTTGAATAGAGAAAATCAGTCTCGGACATGACTCGAATAGCATTCAGGAAAACAAAGGCACATGAAATAAAGCGAAAACTGAGGGAGTGATTGTATGGCCAACAAATCCATATCTTCTCCGAAGAGTTATCAATAGCTCCTCTGTTACCTCATGAATCATCAAAAAGATAGCATCCTCTGCAGATACAGGGTTCGTGCCAACCTCAAACGAGGACCTCAACAAGATTCTAAATAAAATAGATCTTCATGAGAGCTTCGAGACTCTCTGTACTTATGGAAACGTGTTCCAGGAGATCATCCAGAAGAGAGGAACTAATCCAGGCACAAAGAAAAAAGATATTTTCAAGTTCGACCCTATTCTCACTGAGACGGTAGCGCTCGCAGAGAAGAAAACCAAAGATGGAGACGAAGAAGTGACAGGAATCGTACTGAAGCAAAAAGGAGAGGATACAGGATCCTATAAAGTCGAGTTCGAAGAGAGTCAATTCATCCATATCAAACTCTCATCGCTCACAAATAAGTGGTACTGAGATACAATTTTTCGAGACTGCCTCGAAGATATCCTTATACTTTACTACATACAGCAGGTATACAAGAAGCTTTTCGAGAACGGTTTCATAGAACCAACCATCCTCGTAGACGAAGACATGGTCCTCGATGAACCAACAAAACAGAAAATCCAGGCATTCCTCAAAGACTACTTCAAAGGATCAGATAACGGGTTCGAGGTCGGTATGATTTCTGGGAAAGTGAAAAAGCTCGAGATTGCGAGCAAAGTGGATCATAACTCATTTATTAAGCTTATAGAGAAGCTCACTGAGAATATCGCGATGGCACTCTGTGTTCCGATAGAGATTCTCACAGGAAAATGAGCGAATAGAGCAACGAGAGAGAGTTCCTTTGAGGATTTTAACCTAACAGTAGTAAAACCTCTCCAGAAACGATATGTAAGGCAATTAAAAGAAGCTTTTCGAGACAGATTCACTGACGATGAAATAGAAGAGATAGAACTCATCGCTGTGGATACGAAAAATCAAGAAGAAATGTCGAAGGTAGCGGATAGGCTCGTGAGATGTGGAGTATTCTCTCTCGATGAAGCAAGAGAGTTCGTAGGACTCGAAGCAACATGAGAACCACAAGACCAGGTGCGACAGGTATACAACTCAGGATCATCAAGTACAGCAGATAAGGAGATCGAAGATGTCGAAGAGTTCGTCAAAACCATAATGAAGAAAAAGCAATGAAACCAATAAAGAAAACTACAGATCAGCGCGGCCAGAAGTTCCTTGATATTCGAGATAAGCTCAAACCAGTGATAGTAGAGTATTTTTCTCTCCAGGTCCAGGACTACATAGACTACATAGATAACAACCCGCAGCTCTTCTTTTGAACGGTAGAAAAGCTCAAGACCACGAAGGGAAAAATAAACAAAGCAAAAAAGCAGCTGCAGAAAGTCTCGGAGAGTGACATGGAGAAGGTATACGAGAAAATAGAAGAGATAGACCTGGAAGCATATGTAGCATGAGGAGAGTACCTCGGAGAAAAAATAAAAGGACAACTCGTAACAAATTTGAGCTTTGATATAGATAACGAAGAAGCGATCGCGTATGCAAAAGAGAGTGCATGACTCCTGATAGCAAATATAAACGAAACGACTCAAGAGCAGATGGCTGAGCTCATAGTGAAGGCGATAGATCAGGGACTCACTGCAAAAGAGACAACTGCAAAGATATATGAGAAATTCGGACAGTACAATGAGTATCGAGCAGCGCTCATAGCGAACATGGAAGTATCAACTGCCTTTGCAGTCGGAAAAGATGCGCAGTTCCAGAAATACGAGCAAGAGTTCGATGTGAAGGGATGGAAGAGAAACGTAGACCAGGGAGATGGATCCGTTCGAGAAGATCATGCAGCAAACTCAGACGAGGGATGGATTCCGAGAGATCAACTCTTCGCAGCTACCCAGACCATGTATGAGCCTCACTGATTTTACTGCAGATGCTACACTGAATATGTACTTTTAAAACCTAACTCGTAGACCATGAGTGAACTATTAGAAAAAATCGAATCGCTCCAGAAACCAGATGCAAGAGCGACTCCAAAAAAGGAACCGATAGAGTGCATCAAGGTAATAAAAACCGAAAGCGAGGAGTCGGGACATAACACGGTGACGTTCGTAGTCTTAGAGCCTGACACCGTAGATTACAATGGAGATACCATCACCGCAGATGAAATCATAAAGACCGCTCATGAGTTTATGATAAATCTCCAGGATAAAACTGTAAACGTGGATCATGAACCAGGAACCGAAATAGATCCAGAAGATGCAAAATTCGTGGAATCCTTCATCCTTCCGATGGACCTCGAATTTGAGGAGTGAACTGTGAGTGCATGAAGCTGGCTCGTGGCGATTAAGTTCTCCGATGAACTCTTCGAGAAAATCATAACATGAGAGATAGTCGGAGTCTCCATGGAGTGAGTCGGTATTGTAGAAACTATTTCTTAATTTTTTTATTATGAGTCTCAAGAATATAACAGATGTCCTTGTGAATACAGTCTCTCTTGTAACAAGTAAAGAAACGCCTGCGGTCCCAAAAGCCACTACAAAATTCTCTTTATTTAAAACCAAGAAGAAAAAAATGGATGTCGCAAAGCTCAAAGAAATACGCGAAATTTTAGAGAGCGAGTAAATGTCCTACAAAAGAAATCATAGGCGGGTACATTGTACTCGTCTTTATTTTTTAATTTATTTCACATGAAAGACAAACTACAAAAAGTGTCAGAAGCTCTCGTGAAAACCACTGAACTCCTAGAAGGTGGACAAAACGAAGAAGCTCTCGCGAAGTTCAAAGAAACTGCTGAGCTTTTAAAAGAAGCTGAAACTGAAGCAGCAGCTACTGAAGAAGCAACTCCAAATGCTGAAGAAGTAGAAAAAACAGCTGAAACGCTCACGAAAGTCCAAGAAGAGCTCCAAAAGTACGCTGATATGTTCATTAGCGCTTCTAATGTAGAAGATCTTCTCGCAGACCTGAAAAGTCTCTTTACAGATGCGATCACAAAAATCGCAGAAGATATGGAGAAAAAGTATGATGCGCAACTGGAAGAGGTGAATAAAAAACTGGAAGCTCCAGAAGATTCTAAGCAAGTCGCAAAGAGCGTAACTTGAGGAGAAAACGCTGCAGCTGCAGATCCACTGAATCCGCATTCGCATAAAATGTAGTCCGATTATATTATTTAACTTTTGTACGCTATGAATACAGCAAAACAACCAACTCAAGAACTACTTAAGGTTTTTGATACAGCAACTACAGAAGGAAAACTCGTACAGCTCAACGAAGAGCAAGCGACTGAGTTTATTTCTTACCTACAAGATGAATCAGTGCTTTTAAAACAAGCACGTGTCGTAAAAATGACGAAGTCTAATAGAGACATCGCAAAAATATTTCCAAAAGGGAACTTTCTTTATCCAGGAACTAAAACATCTGTGGATACAAGTAAAGATGCAGAAGTCGGAAGTGATATCGTAACGCTTAACACTAAGCTTGTACGAGGAAACTTTATCATCTTTGAAGATGACCTTCAGGATAACATCGAAGGAGAAAACTTTACTCAAACTATGCTTCGACTTGCAGCAAGAAAAATGGGTAATGAACTCGAACTCGCAGGAATTTATTCTCGTAAAAGAGACAACCCTGTGACTGTAAACGAAATGTTCAATGGGCTTAAATTTCTCGCAAAAACGAAAGGGAATGTAGTAAACGCTACAGATACTGGACTCTTTGCAGATCGTCTTATCAAGAAAGATAAATTTAAAAAAGCAATCAAGTCAGTAAAAGCTCAGTACATCAAGAACGCTCAGTTCTTCATGAGTTCAAATGCTGTAATTGATTATGCGGATCTATACGATACCGTAGCAGATGCATCAGTTCGAGCAGCTCTTAAAAACAGCATCCTCGGTCGTCCTTACAATGAGGTATCTCTCATGAAAGACGATGAAGCAGTTCTCGTAAGTGGAGGTATCTCTACAACTGCAGATGGAGGAAACGCTGCAGGAAGTACAGTAGAGGTAGCATCAGGAACTGGTATCACTGCTGGGAAAGTATTCGCAGTAAACTATGGTACAGCTACTGAGCAAATCTTCACTGTAAATAGCATCTCAACAACTACTATCACGACAGTAGAACCACTTCTCTACGCAATAGAGGATGGAGATACTATCAAAGAAGTAACTCTGGATGGTACAGATGCAGTTCTTACAGATCCAAAAAACTTTATCTACGGTATGCAAACGAATGAGGACTTCTCGTTCGAAATCGAAAGAATTGCAGGAGTAGGATGGAGATATCACTTCAAAGCAAGAATAGACTTCCAAATCGAAAACGAAGAAGCTATCTGTCTTATAGAAGGTCTTGAAATAGAGTAATCACTGAACACTAGCCTCTCTCCATGGGGGGCTTAGTGTATTTATATCTTATCATTAGTTATTATGGCAAAAGAAAAATTATACCAGATCATCAATAGATCGAACAGAGTATTTAACTCAATCAAGCCGAACCAGATCACTGAAGTGGATGAAGCAAACCTCGAGCTCTATCTCGGGTATGGATTCAAGAAACTCAAAGAGGTGGTAAAAGAAGAAGAAAATGCAGGAGAAGGAACTCCAGAAACTCAAGAACCTGAACTCACTGTAGCGCAACTCAAAGAAAAAATCACTGAACTTTGAGGAGAGTTCGCAAGAGGAGATAAAAAAGCAGATCTCCAAGCTATCCTCGCGAAATTAGAAGCAGGAAACCAAGGAGAAGGTGGAGAATGAGAAAAAACTCCAGAAGAGCTCGCTCAACTTCTTACAGATGCAGGAATTTACTTCGAAGAAGGAGATGACCTACAAAAACTCGTAGAAGAAAATCAACTGGTTTAAATGTCCTATAAAGATTCAATAAACTCCCTACTATAAAAGGGAGTTTATTTTTATATTAACACTACATGGCATACTTAAAATATTGCACCCTAGCAGAGCTTAAATCTTACATGGGGATTACAGATACATCCAAAGACGTAGTTCTCCAGGAACTCATCGATGCGCTCACTTGACTCGTGGATATAGACCTCTGATGGAATCTCTGAGTCCAGACAATCACTCGAAGGATGTGAGGTATGGGGACCGATCGTGTCATCATGGAGTACCCAGTGAACTCCGTAGAGTATGGAAGGATTATCCAAAACAAAACGACATACAGGGAACTCACGCTCGATTTTATAGAAGGATCCATGATATACTTTGATGAAATTATTCCAAAGGGAACGAAGAACTTCGAGGTAAAATACGAGAGAGGATTCGAGAGCGTTCCTGCAGATATAAAAGCATTCTTTTTGAGATATTGTAAAGAGATGTACAATCTCCAGGAAAAGGTAGATGCATGAGCTGTAAAAACAAAGAAAATTGATGGGCTTTCTTTGACGTACTTCTCCCCTTCAGAAGTTATCCAGAAGAACCTGACATGATCAGGAAACCTCACAAACTTCTCAGGAATCCTGAAGAAGTACAAAGTTTTTAATTCTATCACCTACTAGTCATGAATTTTATACAGCAGTTCGAAGAACACTTCTCTGTGCATACCCTCAAGCGATCGTGAAGCACTACGAATGCAATCGGAGAGAGAAAGACATGATACGGTCCAGAAGAAGAAGTAGAGGGGATTATTGTGACAGCAACAAAGCCGCAAGAAAAAGGCTCAGATATCGTCAGAGAGAGCTCTGACTATGTTTTTTATACCAAGACAGATGTAACCACAAAAGCAAAGGATGTGATCGAGAGAGGAGCTGAAGTCTTCGAGGTGGTGGGGATGCAAAAGAAGTATGACTTCGGAGAGCTCTCACACCATGCGCACTATTTAAAATTAATAATTTAGAACCGTGAGTGATGTAAGAATAGATGACAGCGTACTGCAAAAAGTCTTTGACTTTGCTCTCATGCAAACGGTCCTCTATTTATGAGTAAAAATTCGAGAGATCACTCCGAGAGACAAAGATAGACTCCCAGAGAATATCAACCGGAAAGACTGAGAAGTTCCGGTGAGAAATTCCGGTCGTCCACCGGTAAATATATGAGGAAACTGGTATCCGGGTGTGACCGGTAACTTGAAAAGAAGTATAGGCCACGAGAAGATCAATTCTTTTTTCTTCCTCATAGGAGTAAAGAAGTGACCTGCGAGCAGGTATGCAGCAGCTCAGGAGTTCTGATACGTATACATTCCTCCCAGGAGCTATATTCGAAAAGGAATATTTGACAATATAGATGGAGCAAAAAAAGAGTTCCAGAAAGCAGTAAATACATTTTTAAAATAAAAAATATGCATAAAAAACACAAAAAAAGCCTTAAGAGAAAAAAACAACTCGCTTATAGGAAAAAAACAGGGACTCCATGAAAGCAAGAGAGAGAATGGAGTAATGCTGAAAAGAAAAATATACCAATAATGCAAGAAATACTATGAAAATTAACATAAAGAAAAAAATATACGACTTCCTCAAGTGAAATACAGCGATTATGGATGTGCTCGGAAGTGAAGATCAAATATTCTATCAAAGTACAAACGAAGAGGAAAATCGAGCAAAGGCCGTTTTTGATGCTTCAAAGCATCTTATCACCTTTCATCAGATCAGCCAGAAGCCTGGAGATTTTCCAAAATATAATGCACTCTTCCAAATAACCGTCTGGCATGCAGAGAACCTCGAAGCGGAAACTCTCAAAAATATCATAGCAACCCAGATGCATGGCCTCAAGAATTCAGATGGTGTAAGTTACATAGAACTCACTGATATCGGCTCTGATATTTATGATAAAGAGCTCAAGGTAACAGGCATCCCTATGACCTATGTGATCATATATAAAGACTTTGAGTAAATGTCCTACAAAGATAAGCACCAAAGAGTAATCTACAGGTGTTTATTTTTTTAATTACAAAGCATGGCACAAACAACCGCGCAACAAGCAAAATCGATTCGAGTAGGGAGTGTGAAACTTCTTCTCGATGGAGCAGATGTAGGGCTCCTCGATAATGCTCAGCTCGAAGTTCTCTACAATGTTCTAGAGCTCAGAGCAAACAACTGATACCTCCCACCAAGAAAAAAGGTAGAGTCTATCAAAATGACTGCAGAAATATGGGAACTTTATCTCGATAAACTCGCAAGCCTAGACGGGCATGGAGATCTTACAAGTGTAGCAGGAACATCAACCAACGTGACAGGAGAAGTTCTCTCAGCAGATGGAGCAGCTGCAAACGTACCTCTTAAACTTGCAAAGAGTAATGCTTTAGGAGCAATCCCAACAAGTATCACTCTTAATCAAAATGGTAGTACAGCAGTAACAGCAGCAAACTACGTGACTTATGTAAAAAATGGAGAAACATATATCGTACCAAAAATAGCACTTACTGGAGAAGTAAATATCGATTACACGGTAACTCCTGCAACTGCAAAGGTTCTTACATGGAGTGATGTATCAAAAGTGCTCTCTTTTCATGAGTTCAAAATGATCAACACTGATGAAAATGGAAAAGCTCTCACGATCACAATTCCAAAAGGATACTCTGGATCGAATCTTACATGGGGATTTCTCTCAGACGATACAGTGGACGATGTAATGAAGCAACCAATAGAGCTCACTGCATACCCAGATGCAAATAACCAACTCCTCGTAATTACTGACGAGCAAGCGGTCTAAAATGTCCTATAAAAGCAAAGAGATACTTCTATCATTACGGTAGAAGTATTTTTTTATATAAAGGCATGCTATACGACCTGAACACCAAGAACCATAAAACAATCACCATAGGAAAAAAAGTATTTTATATTGGAGAGATTACTGAAGAGCTCAAAGCAGATATAGGGAAAATTAATGAGGATAAGCCAGAGCGGGAATGGAAAAAAATCATCATAGCGCAGCTCGAGAAATATAACGAGGACTTCAATGTTCCAGACCAGGGAATCCAGGAGAGAGAGATTATTAGTTTTATTAAAGCAGTTTCATGATAAGACAGGTCCATACATTCCAGTATTACAAAAGAACCTTCAGATGTGGGGACCTTCTCGTGAAGGATTATATCCTCTACATGATAGATTCTGTCCAGGCATTAAAGAATATTCTTCTGGAATTTAATCCAGAACTCCCAGATATGGACGAAAAACACATGGAGAATTTTCTCAAGATACTATTCCTCGATGATGGAAAGCCAAAAAAACGAAAAAAAACAGCCCTGTGAGACGTGCAACACGAGGTTCGCGATATGAAGTACCAAATAAAGGTACTCGGGAAGATTCTAGGGCAACCATACAGTGAATTATTGAACATGACTCTCCTCGATTATAACGAAACGCTCGAAAGGCTCGAAGAGATACAAGATCCATCCAAATTTATACCGAGTAGCGACAAAAATAAAGTGGATCGTGCAGGACTCTCGGAATTAAAGAATACTTTATAAAAAGCAAGAAATGAAACTAGGAGATCTATTATTTTGAATAAAAGTAGACCAGGGAAAACTCAAAGTCGAGACTGCGAAGATCAAGGCTGAGATGAAAGGTGTCTGAGATTCAGTAGAGAAGAACCTTTCGTGAAAGACAATATGAGGAATGGAGAAGAAACTCTCGGAGCTTAATAAAGAGTTAAAACTCGTGAAAGTAGGTACGAAAGAATTCAAAAGCCTACAAAAGGAGATCAAGAAAACCGAAAAAGCACTTGATAAAGCAAACGGGAAGAGCTCTATTTTTGCAAAAGGACTCAAGCTCATGTCAGGCCTCGCAATCGGAGCAGGGATTGCAAATGTAGCAAAATCAGTCGTGACTCTTGGTGCGAACCTAGAGCAGGCGCAGATCAGCTTCGAGGTAATGCTCGGAAGTGCAGAAAAAGCAAACTACCTTCTAAAGGAGCTCACTGATTTTGCAGCAAAAACCCCGTTCGAACTTGTAGGACTCAGGCAAGATGCAAAACTCCTCCTCGCAATGGGTGTACAGATGGAAGAGCTTATTCCTACCATGACAATACTCGGAAACGCTGCATCAGGACTCTCTGTGGATTTCAATAGGCTCGCACTTGCATACGGGCAGGTCCAAGCAAAAGGAAAACTCCAAGGTGGAGAACTAAAACAATTCACTGAAGCAGGGGTGCCTCTTATTAAGGTTTTATGAGAAGAACTCGGAGTAACCTCTGAGGAGTTCTATAAGATGGTAGAAGCAGGACAGATATCATCGGATGCAGTCACAAGAGCATTCCAGATCATGAGTGAGGAGTGAGGAGTATTTTATAACCTTATGGACCGTCAAAGTGAAACCCTTGGTGGTACATGGTCCAACCTGAAGGATAGTGCAGCAAGTCTCGGAGAAGGAATAGGGCTTGAGCTCATACCATTTATGAAAGGACTTGTGCAGATTCTCAACGCTCTTATTGAAATAGTGCCAGTGGTGTGAGCTGCTTTTAAATTTACATTCACACTTATATCATCCACTATCCTGGATGCAGTCTATGGGTCGCAGCTTGCAATAAACAACTTTGTAGTATTTTTTCAAAAGACTGGAAATAATATCTCAGGATTTGCGAGTGATCTCGGAGCGAATATAGGTCGCGCATTCTCCATGGTACCAAACGCGATCAAGAACTCACTCAACAAAGGACTCGAAAATATAGAGAAATTTTTGAACGCTGCAATAGATGGAGTAAATAATTTTGCAAGAAAATTTTGAATAGATCAGGCAATAGGAAAAGTGAGTCTCGGAAGAGCAAACGTAGATTTTACAGCATGAGAGGCGGGTTTTACTTCTTCAGGGAGAGATTATGCAGCAGAAAAGAATGCAATCATATCTGCAGAGCAGGATATATATAGGGAGAGAAAAGAACTCGCTCGTCAGTTTAACATGGATCGTCTCGTAGATTCTTCAGATACACTCGCAAAACAAATAGATATTTTTAGAAACTGAGCAAAACAAATAGAAAAAGAGACATGAGGGAGTGTACTCGGAGATCTATTCCTCCCAGAGGACTCTGCAGGCGGTAGTTCTTCAGATGGAGAAAAAGCGGTAGAGGAAGCACTCAAAAAAGAAGAAGAGAGAATAAAGAGAAGAGAAGAGTTTTTGAAAGACCAGGAGAAAAAGAGAAATGATAGACTCAAAGATCAGCTCGAATTTGTGACCGATACCGTGACTGAAATTACAGATGTAATAGATGATGAAATAAAAACCAGTGAGGATAACATTGATAGCTACATAGACAAAATAGATGACCTGAATGATACCATCAAGAATCTCGAAGAAGAATCAGCATGAGTCAAAGATGACCTCTTCGACTTTGGATCTGTAAAGAGGCAAAAAGAGCTCGAGAGATATCTGAAAAGATATGGAAAAGCACTCGAATCAGTAGGAAACGATGCAAGCTTTGGAGATGTAACAGCATGAGAGCTTCGAGACTTCCAGAAACTCAAAAACAGGCAACAAGAGATAGAGGATGAAAAACTCGCTGCAGAGCAAGAAATAAACGAACTCACAGCGAAAAAAGAGCAAGAGCAGGAGATCCTCCAGGAATACCAGGAAAAGAGAAAAATCATAGACGATAACTACTTGAATTATAGGCAAGGGATAGAGAAGCAAATAACAGATGAAGTATTCATCCAGGCAGCAGAGCAGGAATCAATCCAAGACAAACTTATCAGTAAATGGAAAAAAGCAGCTGCAGCGAGAAGAGAGGCACTCTGAACACAAATCCAGGACTCTGGGGTCCCAGGATTCAAAGTTTGAGGATATACATGAAGCGGGAATCCAAACGAGGTAGCATGAGACGTACATAAAGACGAATTCGTAGTAAATAGTAGAACTCTCAGGAAAAATCCAGGACTCATCGCAGACCTTCAGAAGATCCAGAACTGAGGATCCTATGACTACTCCCGAAACGCGAGTGTCTGACAAATGATAGTAAACAACCAACTCGATGTGATCACCGCGATGGAAAAGCTCGCTTTTAGAATGTAACACTCCAAAAAATGGATTTCAAAGTAGCAAAAATAAATGACCAGAACATCATTCGAACATGATCAACGGGGATTCTTTATACCTCGAAGGAATGGAGAAGACTCTCAGTATCGGATGACTCCCGAAATACTTCATGATACCATGGGAGAATTGTGAGTCCTACATATGCTAGGGTTCGAATCATCACGCTCGAGGGTATTATTGATAGAAAAGGAGATCAAGACTCACTCGTGGATGTAAAGTACCTCGAAGAGCTCTTCGCGCTCCAGGGGAGTTTTTTCTCAACAGATCCTCTCACGCTTTACATCCAGGATATGTATAATAACGAATGGGAACTCGCAGTAAAAGTCCAAGACCCGCTCGAAATACTCGAGGGAAACGAAGATCACCTCGGAAGTCACTGGAGATGGAGAGTAGTTCTTGAAAGTCTTGAAAGCCCTATTTATACAAGCGCTCAAGCTCAAGAAATCCTCTGAGAGGAAAGTATAGATGGCGGATTCACTATGTGAACCACTCTCGGAAGTGCATGGGAAGAAATCGCATGATATATCGAATGCACTACGCTTGGGAATATTGATACCCCTGCAGTGATAGAAATAACAACAACCGAAGATATAACAGCTCCAATCATGGTAAAAAACAAAACCAACGGGACGTTCTTCTGAGTAAATGGAACCATAGAGAATGGAGATGTTATCGTGATAGACTCAAAAGAAAAAACACTCACAAAGAATGGAGTGAATATTCTCGGAGATAGAGTTCTCGGAAGTATATGGCCGCATGTAAAATCAACAACCAGATTCGTAATAGAGGACGAAACAGGAGCATACAATGGTTCTGGATTCAATGTAAAAATAACTTTTAGTGATTCACTTTTATAGAAATGTATATAGCATACGTATACAAGCCAGATGGAAGCATTCTCTCGCAGATACATGATATATCAGATGTAGAGTTCAGTGAGCGTCTCAACACTTCATGAGCGGGAAGCTTTTTTTTGAAAGCAAGTAATACTTCGAATACCGCAGAAGTTCTCCAGGAATTCAATATAGTGAATATCGGTAAAGTGAGCTCTTCATGAGAGACGGTCCTTTTTTATGGATACATCAAAGCTGTGATTGCAGAAAGCGAAGGAACGCAAGTGGAAATTTGAGATATGAATGATTTTTTGAAAAGTAAATACATAGCTGCAGATAAAACTTATACATGAAAGACTCTTGACTTCATAGTCTCGGAAATTATCTCAGAGATGAACACTCGCTATGATTCATGAATAACAGTGGACTGCTGAGTCACTGACATCATACCAGACAAGACATACTCCCAGGGAAAAGATATTCTCGGAGTACTCGAAGATCTCAGCACTTCATGATACGAATTCCTCCTGCAGGATGGAGTTCTGAATC